GGGCGATGGAATAGGCCAGCTCCTGCCGCTCCGAGATGTTCGTCTTCTGCTCATCGAACACGTCCGTGTATTCGGCGGCGTTCCAGTCCTCTAGCGTGGCGGTCGCGTTGGTGTGCTGCAGGTTCATCGGCACGATGTCGGTCTGCGGCGTGCGCTGCGTGGCGACACCGGCCGACATCTTCGGGAACCGATGCGTGCTGCCGACCACGCCGGTTTTCACGCGCACCGTCTCGCGCAGCTTTCCGCGATCCTGGTAGGCGTGCTTCACCTCCGCGTCGAAGGACGCAATGGCGGCTTCATTGAGGAATTTCGACATGTTGCGCTCCACAAGGTTGCATCAATCCGGGTAGATCGAGGGCCTTGAGGTTCGCGGGCCTGTCGCCGGGCGCCGGGTGCCGCTCCTCGCGGGTCTGCATCTTGTCGCGAAGATGCCGCATTTTTGCACATGAAGCAAGGGGGTGTGCGCGGCGGGCGCCAAGGAGCCAAGCCCCCGCCGCGCTCCGGGTTCCGTGAGTGAGCGGCCCGGATAAGAAACGCCCCCGCCGGGAGGAGTTGGCGGGGGCGAGTGCAACAGGGAGGAAACCCTGCCGTATTTATAGCACGTTAGAGCGAACCGATCCAGCCTGCTTTCCGCCGAATGCGCGCTGCATCTTCGACTGCGCGTCGGCCATCGCCGCCTCGCGCTGGGCCGGATCCTCGATCCGCATCGCGGCCTCGTAACTGGCATAGGCATCGGTCGCGCTCACCGACCCCTCACCCGCCGCCGGCATCGGAATCGGCTTCTCGCCCAGCTCGGACGTAATGATGCGATAGAAAAGCTGCGCGCTTTCGGCCGTGCCCGCCATCTGGCGGAACTCCGCAAGATCGTCCTGCGTGATGACGCCGTTGTTCACCAGCTTCTCGGCATAGGTTCCGACCGTGTTGATGATCGTGTTCGCCTGCTGCTGGCCGCCCGCGATCTCGGTCAGCTTCTCCATCTCGGCCTCGGCGCTGATCTGCTGCGCCTCGTCGTCGCTGGCGCCGATCGGAAAGCCCTGCTCGGCAACCTGGCTCATGCCGTCGCGCATGAAAGCCTGGAACTGCTCCGCCGTCAGCCCCTGCTTGTGCGCCGCCGCGCGGAACGCATCGACGATCGGCTTCGAGGCTTCGCTGGTCAGCTCGGCCCCGATCTTGTCGTCGTCGCCCTCGACAGCGATTTCGTAGCCATCCGGGCTGTCGGGCACCGTGCCATCGGTCGCCGGCTTGCGCCCTTGGGAGATGTCGCGGCGCGCGCCTTGGTAGGCGGTCATCAGCTTCTTGATGGTGTCGTCGGCGGTTTCGCCCCGCAGATGCTCCGGCACGTCCTCGGGCGGCGTCCATGCTTCCCCCTCTTGCTGCTCCGGCTTCTCACCCGACGCCATGTCGAGAATGGACGATTGCCCGCTGTCCTGCGGCTGCTCGCCCGCTTGCCCCTCGGTGCCTTCGGTGTTCGCCTCGCCTTCCTCGGGCGGGGCCGCCGCGCCCTCGCCCCCCGCCGCAAACACCGGCCGCTTGTCTCCAATTCTGAACATGCTCACTCCTTCGGATGCACCATCGCGTTGACCTCGCCCACGACGCGGCGCTTCATCGCCTTCACGTCGCGCACGAGATCCCACTCGCCCGAGCGCCGGCCCTTCTCATCGACCTCATGCACCAGCCGATCGGCCTCGGTGATGAACTGGTTGCACGCCGCCGCGAACTCCTCCTGCGCCTTCACCAGCCGACGCAGAGAGCCCCGCGACTGCTTCGAGCGCGCCACCACCGGCGCCGAACTCTCGACCGGTCCGACCGCATGCTCCTGCAGCCGCTGCTGGAGCTCCTCTTTCGTCTCATGCTGCGGCGCTTCGAGCCCGTGGCCTCGCAGCTCCTCGATGATCTCAGCCTTCGTCGTCATCTGCACCTCCTGCGTGCGCTTCCTCGATCTTGCTCACGATGTCGAACACCACCTGCGCCATGCCCTCGCGGTAGAATGCCCGCTCAGGCCCCTCGCCGGGAATCGCCCGCGTGACGTTGACATACTGGTTGTAGAGATCGCGCAGAACACGCATCCCCTCGGGCGATCCGAACACCGCCGCGTAGATCTCGGGGTGCAGGCTTGGCTCGACTCCGACGCTCGGCGTTGCCATGCGGGCGCGCCATTGCGGGCTGTCCGCCGCTTCGAAAAGCGCCTCGAACGGATCGGTCATTGCGTGCGCCCTCTCTGCTGCCGCTCCTCACGCTGCGCGAGCTCCTCCGATGCCACCTCGGGGTCGCCGCCCGCCTGCTGCGCGCCCTGCTGGGCCATCGCCTGGCGGATCTCGCGCTTCTGCTCCTCATCGTTGCGCACGCTGCGCGGCACGTTCATCTGATCGCCCATCCATCCGCCGACCGCGCCCATGTCCATCTCGTAGGCCATGAGCTCCTGCCCGCCCAGCGCCGTCAGCATCTCCATGAACCGCACCACGTTCTCGACCTCGCTCATCGCCTCGCCCTTCGCGAGCGGCGACGACATGCGCACCTCGATCAGGAACTGGTCTATCTCGAGCCCATCGCTGGGCAGGATCTGCTTGCGCTCGAGGATGTCCACGACGCGCTGCACGGTCGGGATGATGAACTCGGCATAGAGCCGCCCGAGCCCGCCGGCCTGGTCGGCCACCAGCTCACGCGCCCGCTGCACAAACTCGGTGGCGCTGCGGATCGGCCCGGCCTCGGGCGGCAGCGAGTTGTCGCCCATGATCTTCTTGATGTTCTCGTGCAGCTTTTCCAGAACCAGCTCGCCCATATCGACGCGCTGCGGCATGTCGAGCCGCTGCAGGGAGCCGCCCCCGGCCGTGCCGGGGTTCCGCTTCACCTTGATGACGGAATAAGGCTTGATCTGCACCGGCCCTTGCAGCCCGTTGTCCTCGGCCGTGTAGACGCCCGAGACGGCCAGCGCGACGGCGCGAAGCGTCAGCTCCACGATCTTGTTGGCGGTGCGAATGTCAGGCAGGGCGAACAGGATCGGGCCGCGCCCGCGGTTCTCCCCCGCCAGCTTCGAGTAGCGCGGCGTGACGAACGGCGGCGTGCGCGTGCGGCGCTCGACCAGACGCGCATTGTCCTTGCCCGAGCAATGGAACACCTCGTAGCGCCACGGCCGATCGCGCTCGTCGTAATCGCGGTAGACCACCGACACCAGATCGACCGGCTTGGGCTCGGGCTTCTCGGCCAGCTCGTTGAGCTTGTCCGACATCTGCGCATCCGGCCACTGTGCCTGAATCGCGTCGGGCCGCAGCTTGTGCCACAGAAACCATCGATCGAGCCGCCCGTTCGGCCCCTCGTAGGCGTAGAAATGCGACAAGGGCATCGACTGAAAGATGATCGGCTCGCCCACGATGTCATCGTTGGGCATGATGCGCATACCGCCCTGCCCATAGTGCCAGTCAATGTAGAGCTCATTCGCCGCGGTCGGGAAACCCGGCCCGTTGAAGATCGCTTGCACCACGCTCGTCGTGTTCTCGAGCTGCTGCTTGGCCTCCTCTTTCGTGCGCCCGAAAATCTCCTGGAACTGCTCGTTGTCCATGTTTTCGGCCGCGGGCCCTAGCCCGATCTCGACCCAATCGGTGAACTGCGGCGTGAAGTCTGAACTGAGACGGTTGGCGGCGCGCATCACGCTGGCGGTCGGCGCGCTGTCCCAATTGTAGACGCTCGCGCTCGCGCCTTCCTGCCGCGTCGTCCAGTTTTCCCGATCGGGGAATGTCAGCTCCATCGCCTCGCGATAGATCGTGTCGGACTGATCGCGGGCCTTCTTTGCCGCGTCGATCGCCTTGCGGGCTTTCGCGAGATCCCATTGAGCCATCAGCCGCCAAGCCTTCCATCCATGATGCCAGCGCGCTGCCGGCGCTGCTGCTGGGGTGCACCGGCAGCGCCACCGCCACCAATGCCTGTGCCTGTCGCTGCCCCGAATTTCTGGCGCCGCGCGCGCCCGGCTGTTTCACGATCCGGAGGATTCACCATCTGACGCCCTGTCAGCATGTCCTCGAAAGGAGATCCTGATCCGCCGTTTCCTTCGCGTTGTGTCGCGCCGGCCGGTGCCTCCGGCCTGCCCTGCCCGAGCCGCCCGCGCAGCACATCACCACGCCCCCGCCGTGTCCCGGCGGTGCGCTCGCCCCGCTGC